ATTTTTGGACATGGTCAAGAATTTATCTATTGTCATCCCTAAAAATTTAGACGCCTTAGTTGCTTTGAGGTATCGAAAATAAATAGGGGTACGAGCCATTAGTAATTCCTCATGTCTGCGAGGGTTGTTTTTTCCCAATGGTCAATGAAATTGAATGCGTCACGCAAGCTGTTTGCTGCATCTGTTGGATGGAAGTTTCCTTCTGGCGTCATAGTCCAGATCTTACCTTCTTTGAATATTTTCCAGCCTTTGTAGAAATACTCGCCAGCGGTTATTTTAAGCGGTCCAATCATTAAGTCTCTCCATTTTTTCTGTCTATAAAGTTAATATAATCAACAATCAGTATAGCGTCAATAATAAAATGTTAATTATTTCAATATTTTTGCGTTATTGCAAGCATTTCTGTTCTGAGCGCTAGACCCTTGTTTGTAAGCTTATAACGTCTGTAACGCCTGTCATTAGGATCTATGTCAATTTCAATAAGGTTTAATGAACTATTAGCTCTTGAATAACTAGATAATGTGGAAAGATGTCTATTTACTACATTGGGCGCAAGTCGAGTTAATTTAGCAATTTGTGTTTGGCTTGCCCATGCATTGTTAGCGCACAGATCAGATATTAATAAAAATATTGTATACTCACTCATAGATACAACTCTGTTGGAATTATATTTTTTATAAACTTCTATAAGTTTAATGCCTCTTGTAAATGGATTTGGATTTCTCATAACGACCTCAGAAATTATAGTCATAAAATTTTCGAGGTTTATCAGACAGGCGGTATCTCGCACCTGAGGTATCATACCAATGTCCATCTTTATGCTGTCTGATGGATACTACATGGCCTTCTTGGTCAGGCTTAATATCCCACTTTTGTTCTGATTGATTTGCGAAGTGCGCTGAGAAACCGCCAGCGTATACCTCTTTCTCCCACTCAAGCTCTAGAGTTTCCATTGCCCTAATTATCAGTTTGCGCTCAGTGCGTTGCTCTATAACTTCATATGGATGAATGTCAGAATACCCGATTTGATTTGCGTACTTCATATCAGTACCCCAATCTTTCTGAGTTTTCTTCTTGCACGATCATGTCAAATGCAAGGTCAGAGCCTACGGTTATTTCCCTCAGTATGCGGGCTATCTTGTGTTCCCCCGCCTTACCCCCATAAGCTATGTTAAAGGCTCTCAGTGCGGCATATGCAGCTTCGTTGAGATCTTCTATTGCTTGTCTTTGATTGCTCATTACATCCATCCCATTGATACTGCTGTTATCCAGCCAATGATTGCTGTGCCGATAGCGGCGGCGATAATTATGTCTTGCATCCAGTTACTCATTTCAATCTCCGTCTGAGTTCATCCTGATAGGTAAAGCATTGGTCAGCGTAATAGTTTTCCTTTTCAGGGTTCCAGCCGCGCATTGCGTCTCTGGCTCGAGCGCAATCTTCGATGACGAATTTCAGTGAGCCAATGCTGAGCGTTTTGGCGTGTGTTTCCCATTTTGAAAAGTCAGTCATCGTTGTCATGGCGTTGCTCCCTTGCTGCCTATAAAGTTAATATAATTAACACCTAGCAGTAAGTCAACACTAAATGTTAATTATTTTAAAATTATTTTTGGGTAATAACTTCGCCTAGTTCTTACCCTTTATCCCAGACTTCTGGTTTGATCTTGACGGCTTCGATTGCTATGCACTCGTTCAATGCTTGGAATGTTTTTTCCATATCATACTCAAAATCGTCAAAGCAGAAGAATGTGCAGCTTGCTTCTGAGACGGAGAAGATCCAAGGTCTTTTGAGATATACCCCGCAATCCTCGTCAGTAATAATTACCTCGTCTATAATTTTGCGGTGCTTGCGATCAATCCAACCAATATTTTTCATGAGTTCATCTCCTTAGCTGTCTTGCCATAGTCCTCTGCGGCAAAGTCAAATTCTTCCTCAATTACTTTGTTAATTTCATCGCTGGTAAATCCAAGATCATCTAGGTCAATGCAGATGTCGCTTTCTACGAAATCCCAGTTCATGCCATTTTTGGTAAAGTTATCTGGGTCTTTGATTGCGCGTCTGAATGCGTTGTCGAATTGTATGATGATGCTAAAAGGTTTCATTTTTTTCTCCATTGCTTATATAGTTAATATAATTAACATTGAGCAAGCTGTCAACACTAAAAGTGAAATAATTTAATAAAAATGTTATTGACATTAACTTTTGATGTGTATATATATGTAACAGGCAATAAGGAGAAAACGAAATGGCAAGGGAGAAAGACGTAACAAAAGCGATTGACCAAGTTTTGAAATGCATGGATCGCAAAGGTTACTGGGAAATTTCAAGCGAAAGCCGCGAAGCATACGATACGCTCTATTCCTTACGAGAAGAATTAGAGGGTGATTTGAATGACGGAAGCGCGCTAATTTTTTATTATCCATAATGGGGGATGGCATGACTAAATCTGAATTGATAGCGAAGGCACTGCATTATAAAGCCTTGATCGAAAATCCAAAGCTTTACAAAGACAAGGCTTTTAACAAGGAAATGTTCATAGCAATCGTAGATAAGCTGGAGGCTGTAAAATGAATTACAATTTAGAACAGGTAGATGGATTGGTTCCAGCTTGGGCTATTTTTTACGGAGATGAGGTTGTAGGGCTTTTGACTGATTTCCCATTAGACGGGCCAACTGCAACGGTTAAATGCAGAGGAAAGAAAAAGACCGTCGAACATAAAGACATCAAGTCTGCGATGATTTTAGCCTGTCAAGCTCACGAAGATCTCATGGAAAGCTTCATTAAAGATAATATTTCTGATTTAAAACACTACATAAAATATGGTGTTTTCCATCAGGGGTAATTTAACGAGTTTGAAACCAAGCCTAAAATAAGTTACAACTGGGTATGGCGTTCCCAGTTTATATAAAATCAAGCAAAAAACGCATCTCAATCTCTAAGGAAATTAGAGAGGTAAATAGGCTCAGACTGCGCTTTGATCTTGGTATGGCGCGAAAGCTGAACAGCTTATTTGCAAAAACAGCAAGAACAGCGGCAGAAGCATATAGAAATAATGGCAACCCTATCTTAGCCATTGAAGATCTTGACTTGGAAATGCGAGCAGTATTCAAAGCTCAGTACACAGTGGTAATAGATACATTCGCTCAAAGAGTTTATGACGGAAGAAAGCAGTCAATATTCATTGACCTCATAGATATGTACTATCTTCTTTATGGAGCGTTAAGAGTTCGCAATGTATCAAATTATACAAGGCGCCTTATACTCAAAGCAATTCAGATTGGTGAAGCGGATGGTCTTGGGGCAGATGAGACAGCCAAGCTTATCATAGAGAGAACAGCGGGTGCTGTAGGTAGATCAAGAGCCGCAACGATTGCGAGGACAGAAACTAATGGTGCAGCCTCATATGCTACAGATACTGCAAGTCGATCTCTCAACCTTCCTAATCAAAAGAAAAGATGGGTATCTGTAGGAGATAGTAGAACGCGACCCTCTCACTCAGCCGCTAATGGTCAAGAGGTATTGATTGACGAGCCATTTATTCTTAGAGACAGTGGCGCAGAGATACGAATGAAGTTTCCGCATGATGGAAGCGGCGGGGCGAAAAACAATGTTAATTGCAGATGTTTGGCGATCTACTTTACTGAGGAAGATGATCTTTTTGATGACATGGTTTAAATCGACGCAAACTTATGATAGATTGAGTTCAATTTAGTGCAAGGACGCTTGCATATAACGAGGGCAGCAAAATGACCGATAAAGAACAGCAAGTCGATATTGACGAAGTTTCTTCTGAAATTGAGACAAAAGAGGAAGATGGACAGCTTGACGTTAAGTTTGACATCAAAGCGATGGAAGATGACGAGAAGGGCGAGTTCAGCGGTTACGGCTCAATCTTTGGAAATAAAGATCTTGGTAATGACATTGTAGTAGAGGGGGCATTTGCTCAATCTATTGGTCGCAAGGGTGCAAGAGCAGTTAAGATGCTTTACCAGCATCGTCCTGATGAGCCGATTGGTGTTTTTGATGAAATAACAGAAGATGAGCGCGGGCTTAAAGTTAAGGGTCGCTTGGCGATGGGAACTCAGCGAGGCCGCGAAGTTTATGAATTGATGAAAATGGGCGCGATTGATGGCTTGTCTATTGGCTACCGCGTTGATGCAAAAGGTTATGACTATGATGATAAGCGTAAGCGCCGTTATCTCAAGTCAGTAGACCTTATGGAGATTTCTGCCGTAACCTTTCCTATGAACCCCAAAGCTAGGGTTTCAGCGGTAAAGACCGACAGAACAGTCCGTGAATGGGAAGAAGTCCTGCGGGATGCAGCGGATCTTTCCAGAAGCGAGGCGAAAGTTGCGGCTTCTGCCGTAGCGAAGGCACTTGAACAGCGGGATGCTGGCACTCAGGAAATGCCTCTTGAAGTAGTAAGCGAAATTGAAAAGCTTACTAAAATCCTAAAATCCTAAATTCAGAAAGGGCGTTATCATGGATGATAACCTTAAAACTTATCTGGAAGGGCTGAACGGTGCTTTTGAAGAATTTAAAGCGACAAACGATCAGCGTCTTGCAGAAATCGAAAAGAAAGGCGAAGCCGACCCGTTGGTTGAAGCTAAATTGTCAAAGATCGAAGCCGATCTTGACCGCTTTGAAACTGTAAACCAAAAGCTTGTACAGCAAGAAAAAGCTGCGGAAGGTTTCTCAGAAAAATTGGATAGCATTGAAACAATGCTCAAGCGTCCAAACTCAGGTGTAGAAGTAAAAGAAGTTGATTTTGCTATCAAAGCTTGGGACAAGTTCATGCGTAAAGGCAACGAAGGCTTAGATGCTGACGAAGTTAAAGCGTTGACTGTTGGAACAGCCGCAACGGCTGGTAACTTGGCACCAGAGGAATATGTTGCAGAAATCATTAAGATCGTAACTGAAATCTCTCCTGTGCGTTCTGTTGCTCGTATCCGTCAAACAAACTCGAAAGAGATTGAAATTCCACAAAAGACCGCGAACTTTGCAGCGGCTTGGACTGCGGAAACTGGTACACGCTCAGAAACAACTGGTTACACCACTGCTTTGAAAACCATTGGAACTCATGAAGCCTATGCTCTGGTAGATATTTCTAGCCAGTTGCTAGAGGACGCGGCGTTCAATATGGAAGCTGAAATGAACACAGAATTTGCTGAGCAATTCGCAAAAGCGGAAGGCGAGGCGTTCATTTCTGGTAATGGCACAAATAAGCCAACAGGTATCACAAATGGTAACGTAGTTGCTCACACCGCTACAGGTGCAGCATCAGCGGCTATTACTACCGATAACCTGATGGACTTGGTGCATGGCTTGAAATCAGAGTATGCGGCTAACGCTACAATGATGTTCAACCGTGCTACTTTGGGCATTATCCGTAAGTTGAAAGACACAGCGGGCCAGTACATTTTCCAAACTGGTTTCTCTGGTCAGTCTGGCGCTCCAAACACAATCATCGGTATCCCATATGTGGAAGCTCCTGATGTAGCAAATGCGGCCTCTGGTGCCAAATCTGTTCTCATCGGTGATTTCCGTCGAGGATATATGATCGTTGATCGTGTTGCGCTTTCAGTTCTGCGTGACCCATTTAGCCAAGCTTCTGGTGGTCTAGTTCGCTATATCGCTCGTAAGCGTGTTGGCGGTGAGGTTGTTCTTGCAGAAGCTATGCGTGTTCTGAAACACGCAACTTCATAAGAATAACGGGAGAGGGAGGTTTGGGTCCACTTTCCTCCCTCTCCCTCAAAAAAGGTGGGTAAATGAAACAAATAAAAATGATTTATAGCGTAGCTGGAGAAAGCAACGCATCTGGAACAGAAGCCCGTAAATATTTAGCTGGTGAGATTTTGCCCACAGATAAGCCTTGGCAAAAAGCTTTAGCAAAGTCTATGATCGAGCGTGGCGCGGCTATTGAAGTGCAGGGCAACGCGGGGCCAGAAGAAACGAAAGCCAAGCGCAAGAAAGCCCCTGTTAAAAAATAAGGGGGCATTATGCCAAGATCGGTAAATAGCACAATTCTCACAGCATTGTTAGCTGATGAGGTAAAGCTTTTTTATGCAGTAGATTTAAATTTTTACAATGGGGCTACTAGCGCAGCCGCACCAGTATATTTCTGGACTGGAGTAGGTGATCTTTCTGCAAACTCAAATACATATGTAGGCGCTGGGGATCTTCTGCAAATTAGCGGAATTGAGGAAGCATCAGAACTAAAAGCATCTGGGATTACTCTTACACTTACTGGTGTGCCATCTTCTCTTGTTACAGCGGCATTGTCGCACGAATATCATGGAAGATTGAGCAAGGTTTATTTTGGGGTTCAGGGAAATAGCAATCTTACAGAAATATTCTCTGGTTATATGGATCAGTTAAATATCAAGGATGGTGGGGAAAGCTCGACTATTGAGGTTAAGGTAGAAAGCAAATTAGTAGATTTGGAGAGAATTCGACCTTTTCGATACACTGAGGAAATCCAACAAAGTTTATATTCTGGAGATACGTTTTTTTCATTCGTACAAGATCTTCAAGATAAAAAACTTAATTGGGGCGAAGGTATAACTAAAAAAGAGCAAGAGGCCGCGCAACGATGAAATATCAGCAAGAATTTCTTGCTTCTGTATATCTGGAGATACAAGATCTTCTAAAATCACACTGGCAAGAAATCGCGTTAAATAAAGACTTTATTCATCTGAACCCTGATTGGGATCAATATGAGGAAGCTGAAAAATCTGGTCAACTTCAAATATTTACAGCCAGAGAGGGTAAAAGGCTTGTTGGATATTTCGTAACTACTACAGCAAAATCCCTTCATTATAAGGATCATATCTTTGCTACAAATGATGTAATATATCTGCACCCAGATTATAGAAAAGGGCTTGCGGGATGGCATTTGCTCAAGACTGCGGAGAAATATTTAAAGCAAGATGGCGTTTCATTGCTGTTTGTTAATACAAAAATTCATAAACCCTTTGATGTATTGCTGACAAGATTAGGGTATAACCACATTGAGAACGTATTTTCAAAGAGGCTTTTCTGATGGCTATTACAACAGGAACCCTTATCTTAGGCGCTGGATATGCAACAATAACCTATGCGGTTGTTGGAGGTATTGCGCTCTATGGGCTTTCAAGTGTTTTTGGAAATGCTCTTGGGATGGGCCGACCAAAGATGCCACAGATGGGTGGGGGCAGCGGTCTAAACAATAATATTGATCCTGTTGCAAATTTTGAAATCATATATGGCGAAACCCGAAAGGGCGGCACCAAAACATATATGGAGCTTACTAACGATGATAAATATCTTCATACGATCATTACTCTTGCTGGACATGAGGTAAATAGTATTGGGGATATATACCTTGATGATGAGGTTGTTTCGTTTTCTGGGTCAGATGGAACTGTTACAACCTCAAAGTGGAACAGTAAGGTTTATATTAAAAAATTTACGGGGGCGTCAAATCAAAGCGTATATTCTACTTTAAATTCTTTGACCTACAAACCTACTCAAATAAACAGCAGTTTTAAAGGTCAAGGGATTGCCTGTCTTTATGTAAGATTGGAATATGATAGAGACACCTTCCCAAATGGGATGCCTCTAGTAACTGCAAAAATACAGGGCAAAAAAGTCTATGACCCCAGAAAAGACAGCACCAGTAGCGCTTACGATAATTCGCTAGGGGTTGGCACCCACAGAACCAATGACCCCACTACATGGCAATATTCTGACGAGCCAGCGCTTGCCATAAGGGATTATCTTACAAGCAATCTTGGCTTGGATACGGATCAGTCAGATATTGACGATAATATGATCGCAACAGCTATTGCGGATTGTGCGTCAACTGGTGTTGTAGGAGTTCAAAACAATGCATTCAAAATTGGTGGTGTTCTTGACACAGGAGCAACACCAAGCGGAAATTTGAATACCTTAATGACAACCTTGAATGGAACGCTTTTCTGGGGTCAGGGTAAATGGAGGCTTTTGGCTGGTGCATATAAATCACCAGATGCTTCTGTAAGTAATGCTAATGCCTTTGGGTATGATGATTTTAGAAG